AGCAGCGCCGACATCGTTGAGCCAACGGTGCTGACGATCGCACGGGCAACGTTAGAAAACGACAAAACAAAAAAATCAAAAGACGTTTTTAATACCGCTTATTTCGAAGAGCGCGAGCTGCGCCCTGGCGAAAAGCTTAAGCCGATGATTTTGAATGCAACCAATAGCAAGATGCTGAAAAGCATCACCGGATCCCCTTTCCTTGAGGATTGGGTAGGCGTGAAGGTCACGGTCTACGTCGATAAAAATGTCCGGTTCGGAAAGGAATCGGTTGAAGGTCTCCGCTTAAGCCCGGCGCGCGTCACAAAGCCGGTGCTTTCGCCGGAAAAAACGCAGGCATGGAATAACGCTAAGGCCGCCTTCAAGCGCGATGGCAACCTTGATGCAGTGCTGGCGAGAATGGACATTTCTCCAGAACATCGCCGCCAGCTTGAGCAGGAGTGTTCATCATGATCTGGCACGACGTCGAGCAAAACGGTGAAGAGTGGGACGCTCTTCGCCTGGGTAAGGCCACCGCGTCCAACTTCGGCCTGATTATGGCTAACGATGGAAAGGCTTTTGGCGAACCAGCCAAGCGTTACGCACTACAGTTGGCTCTGGAGCAGATTAAGGGGTGCAAGTCTGAGTTTGGCTTCTCAAACGACCAAATGGAGCGCGGGCACGAACAGGAGCCAATTGCCCGCATGCTGTACGAAGAGATGAACTTCGTCGACGTGGATAACGGCGGTTTCTTTGATCACGACACGTACGGCGACAGCCCCGACGGCCTCGTTGGCCAGGACGGGCTCGTTGAGATTAAGTCGGTCATTGCCGCCACTCACTACTCCACCCTCACCCGCGGCTCCTTCGATCCGGCATACAGATGGCAACTGGTCGGTCACCTTGATTGCTCCGGCAGGGATTGGGTGGACTTCATCAGCTACTGCTCAGACTTCCCGGACGGTAAGCAGCTCATCGTTTATCGCCTTACAGCTGCTGAATGTGAAACAGAAATAGCCCGGCTTCGCGCACGCAGAAATGATTTCCTCGAACTTGTTGCGGACACGAAGCGCCGCATTCTGGAGCTCGAATGAAACGAACACCCTTCTACCGCAGGCCCGGGCGCACCGGGCAATTCTCTGGCCTCCGTGAGCGCGTTATCTGGATGATTCAGACGCGCGGCCGCCCGGTAACCGGCAGCGAAATCGCCGAGAAGTTTGGCGTAACGCTCATCGAGTTTAACCGGGTCGCCAACGGCATTACCCGCGGCTCCGGACAGATAGCTCAGATCGTTGAGTCGGAAAAATGGATCAACGAGGACGGCATCTGTGACCGCGCTTTCGACCTCGTTACGAAGCCGAAGGTTGTTACGCCGCAGGGCAAATCGCGCCTGTTCACCCGGCGTGCTATTGAGCAATCACAGGAAGGTAGACGGCAGGAGTGCATAGCGCGTGCCGCCCGCCGTCGCCGCCTCATTGCTCAGGGCCTATACATCGACGAAATGGAGTCAGTGCTATGAAAGCGTGGTCTCTCGAAGAGCTGGCGCTGCTGTGGCGACACTCAAACGCTGAAGTCGCTGAGATTACCGGCCGCTGCATTGAAGAGGTAGGAGATAAGCGGCTGCAAACCAATATTGAGCGTAATGGCTGGGATGTAAACGATCCGGAGCGGGAGGAATCATGACCGATTACACCGGAAGTAATACCCCAGCGGATCAGCGCGACCTCTGGCGCACTCCACCAGCCCTCTTCGCCTCCCTTGATGCTGAGTTCTGCTTCCAGCTGGATGCCGCCGCGGCGCCTCATAACGCACTGTGCCGGAAGTTCATCACCGCCGAGCAGAACACGCTGGAAACGCCGTGGGCTGATTACCTGAATGTGCCAGGCTACGTCTGGCTGAATCCGCCATACAGCGACATCACGCCGTTCGTTAAGAAGGCCGCCTCCGAGAGCGCCAATCAGATCGGCACGGTCATGCTGGTACCGGCAGACACTTCGGTTGGCTGGTTTAAGGAGGCTATCCAGACCGCCAGCGAAGTTCGCTTCATCACCGCCGGGCGGCTGGCATTTATCAACCCGGTTACCGGTAAGCCTGTCAGCGGAAACAACAAGGGCTCAATGCTCATCATCTGGCGACCGTACCCGCGCACACACTGCCACTTCGCAACTGTGGACCGGGACGAGCTGATGGCTTTCGGGGCGAAACTTCTCGCCCGTCGGGAGGCCGCATGACGCCAGCAAATGAAAACGCCATCCGCGCCGCCTGCCGACGCTGCACCGAGGAAATACAGCAGGCCATGCGCAAGAAACCAAAGCCTAACTGGAACGAAACGGTGCCTCCCATCATCAATAAGCATCACAAGAAAATTGAAGCTCTGGGAGTTAGCCTTCTGGAGTTCGTCGTATACACAGGTCGGCTTAATCGCCGCTTCGGAGTTGAATCGTGATCAAATCACTACGCATTGAATTAGGCGACAAATATGTCGTCACCGGCTCGGCACATGACCTGATTTTGAATGAGAAGAAGATTGCCAAGGAAGGTAAATCAGCCGGGCAGGAAGTGCTTTCGCGGCTGGGTTATTTCAGCAAGTTCGAGCATCTAGTGCGGGAATTAATGCACAAGGAAATTCTGGAATCTGAAGCGCAGACGCTGACAGAACTGCGTGACCACATTCAGCAATTCAGCGAGAGGCTGGGTAAGGCGGTAGGATTATGAGCAAGTACCCAAGGGTGGGTGGCGTGTCAGCCAAAAGCAAAAACACCTCTGCTAAATGCAAATGCGGTGCAGTGGCGAAGTATAAAACGACCGTGGAAGTGAATATTTTCCGTGGCGATGACGAAGTGGTTTGGTCCTGTAACGAGCACAAGAAGGATTGTGCATTTCTGGTCAGTGGGCAAGGAGGTGCAGCTTGACTCTATCGCTTAACAGGCTGAAAGAGTTGCTTTTCTATGACCCTGATACTGGAAGATTCACATGGATTTCATCAACAAATAACCGTAGACCGCCAGGAGAAACGGCGGGGTATATAAACAGTCTTGGTTATGTCCAAATTGGCATAGATTGTGGTCACTATAGCGCGCACAGGCTCGCCTGGATGTATGTTCACGGAAAACTTCCTGAGCTAGATATTGATCACATTAACGGGAACCCATCTGATAATCGACTCGAGAACCTTCGACTTGTCACGCATCAGCAGAACATGTGCAACAGAAAGAAAAGGAATGATAACTCTTCAGGTTATCCCGGGGTTTGCTTTCACAAAACCAATAACAAATGGCATGCGAGCATAAGAGTAAAAGGTAAGCGCATCCACCTTGGGTATTTTAAAACAGCAAAAGAGGCATATGACAAATATGTTGAGGCTTCAAAAAGATATCACTCCCAATACACAAGAGCCCAACCCTTATCGGGCTCAGAAAGAAGCGACCACCACAAGGCCTCTTAAAGAGGCTTTTTTATTGCTGGCGTTCACCTTCAACCGAATTAACCGACAGTTCCGTGAGCATTGACCATGAGTGATAAGTGTACGTTGGATGGAAATCTCATTAATCGCTGCGACATGCTGGCTAAGGCCATCGAGTATGGAAACCCATCATACCGATCGAAAGGCGCGTTTATCCCTGAGCGAGTGAATTTCAACACTGGCAAGCCGGCAATCGATATTGCACAACTACACTCCGGCGAGTATGTCGGACGTGGAATCGCTATGAACTTCTGCCCCTTCTGCGGGGAGAATCTTAAGACATGGGAGCAGTGATTATGCCCGATATCATCGACACAGCAGCAGAGATTGAAGAGCTTCAGCGTAACGCTGCCCTTTCCGCTCACCGCATCGACCGTAATGCCGTATCAGCTGAGCGTTGTGAAGAATGCGACGAACCAATTCCCGAGCCGCGGCGCGCTGCCGTTCCCGGCTGCCAGACGTGTGCAGAGTGCCAATCCGTCATCGAGCTGAAGAATAAACAGAGGGGGATGTGATGGATTACAGCAAGCTAAGCGACTTTGAGATTAACAAACTGGTTGCGGCAGCCACCGGCGCCAGAGTAAGCGAGTCCATTTCTTTCGTTAACACCGGGGAAGGTATCACCGGCCATTATCAGGAGCCAGTTCTGCTGCGTGAAGTTACGACCAATCGCAGACACTGGAAAGCGTACGACCCCTGCAACAACCCGGCGGACGCATGGCCGATTATCCATCAGAACGAAATCAACATCCTCTGGAACTGGAATGAAGAAGGCCTGCATGGTGCCACAGCATTGCCACTCTATGAGTACGAGCATGAAAATGCGCTGCGTGCAGCTATGACCGTATTCCTCAAGATACAGGGCCGAGCCAATGTTCAGGATAATCCAGCCTAACACCTGGTACGCCGATATGTTCGGTGAGCCATGCAAAATCATCCGCAGTACCCACGAAGTCATCCACTACATCAGAAACGGCCGCACGTGCATTGCCAGCATGGGCCGCTTTAACCAGGATTTCGAACCGCTGACCAAAGCTCAGGCTGAGCGGATTGCCGAAGAAATCGAAACAGCAGAGCACATTAAATCGCTACGCGCTATGAAGCGGGTAGCCTAATTAAAAACTAAGCCCTTCAGGGCTTTTTTTATGCCCGGAGGTTTTATGCCAGGGTTTACGAAGAACTTCATCCCTCAGAAAAATTTCAATCACCGCCCGGAGCGCTTCAATGTTTTGTCCTCCGGGGGGGGCACACAGAGCAATGCCATCATCTGCTTGATTCATGCTGGAATCCTTCCAAAGCCAGACATCATCGTCATGTCAGATACTGAGCGCGAGGCCAGTAATGTTTTCGAGTATCAGAGGGAATACATTGCTCCTCTATGCGAGGAAATTGGCGTTGAGTACCAGATTATCCCAAAGAGTAAGTATGCAACTTACGACCTGATTGGCAGTGATGAGGATGCCCCGCTTCCAGGATATTTCACGGAGTATGAGGGACGGGATATCCGCGGGCAGTGCTCTGGAAAGCAACCGGCGTTTTGCTCAATTAAGTGGAAGACTGAAGTTATCCATCGTTATCTCAATGAGAGGTTTGGAGAGAAGTATCTTACAGAACGGGGTGTCGATACATGGCTTGGAATCAGCATCGAAGAGGCTCATAGACGTGCAAAGTTCCCTCCTGGCTAATGGCAGCGACGTTATCCACTTATCGAAATGATGATGACCAAACAAATGGCAATTCAGTGCGTAGAAGATTATGGCCTGCCTACCCCTCCAGCTTCTCTCTGCTGGATGTGCCCAAACCGCGATGACGATCTGTGGCTCTTCATGAAAAACAATGTTCCTGAAGACTTCGCCAAGGCATGTGCTCATGAGAAAGAAATCCAGAAGCTTTGGCCGCACCTATGGCTGACGAAATACGGCGTACCTCTGGCAGAAGCCCCACTTAAACCGAGTGGAGGAAAGAATACGCAGATGGATCTGATTCAGTTCTGCGACAGCGGACAGTGCTTTGTATGACGCAACTGATAGCCAGTTATGAGCTGGCTATTGGGTGCGAAAGTGCCACCTCGTGATCCCTTTTGCCCGGCCCCGCGCCGGGTTCTTTTTGCCTGGAGGAAATTCATGGTTGAGGCAAAAACACTGACAGCCAGACAGGCGGCCGAGCTACTAATCACCTCACCG